CAACGACCTCAAGCGCTACATCCGCCTGAGCTGCACCGCAGAGACTGGCACCGCTAGCTCATCTGTGACCTGCTTCGGTTTTGGCCTGAAGAAGTACGGCTGATGGCACTGACCGAGGACCTAGATGTGTTCTTGGCTGATTTCGGCGTCAACGTAACCGTTGGCGCCGTTTCTTCATTGGGCATCCTCGACATGCCGATGGAGGTGGTCGCTGGCGATCAAGTCCTGAGCATTGACTACAAACTGACCGTCAAAACAAGCGACTTTGGCGGTTTGCTCTATGGCGATGGCATCACCGTTGACGGCGTGAACTACACAGTGCGCAGCGCACAGCCGATCGACGATGGCAGATTTACTGAGCTGTTTTTGATGAAGATTGCGCCACCTGCTGCAGCGCCCGGCGGCCAGCCGCGTGAGTTTGGCTTGCAGGATCTGGCGGATGTGTCCCTGACTGATCCGCAACAGGGCGACATGTTGATTAGCGACGGGACTGATTTCGTGAACACGCCAACGGTTGACGGAGGCGGCGCATGAGCACGCTCTCGCAACGGATCAGGCACCGCAGGGATACCGGCGCCAACTGGGCAACAGCGAACACAGTCCTGGCAGACGGTGAGCTTGGCATTGAGTCTGATGCAGGCAGCTTGCGCGGCAAGATCGGCGATGGCGTGACCGCATGGGCCAGCCTGCCATACACAGAGCTGGGCCAGCGACCCGATTTTGAGTCTGTGACCTTTGATCAGCTGGCGGCTGTTGATGTAGAGGCCGGCCAACTGGCGTGGAATACAGACGAGCAGACGCTGGACTTAGGCAAGGGCGGCGGCGTGGTGCTGCAGATCGGCAGCGAGGTTTTGATGCTTTGCCGCAACAGCACCGGCAGCGAGATCCCCAACGGCACGGCTGTTCGGTTCGCTGGCACTGTTGGCAATAGCGGCCGGCTGCTGGTGGCTCCAATGGTGGCCGATGGCACGCTGCCTGGCTACGTGTTCTTTGGCGTGACAACCGAGGCCATAGCACCCGGTGAGGATGGCTTTGTGGCCACCTTCGGCAAAGTGCGGCACGTGAATACTTTGCTTTTTGAAGAAGGCGACATCCTTTGGTGCGATCCGGCCAACCCCGGCGGATTTACCAGGACAGAGCCTGCGGCGCCAAACCTCAAGCTGCCGGTGGCCGCAGTGATCAGCAAAGCCAACAACGGCATCCTGATGGTGCGCAGCAACATCGGCCAGCGCCTGCAGGATCTGCATGACGTTGAGGCCAACGGCAGCAAAACAGACGGCGACGTTCTGGAATACGACAGTGCCAACGGGAGATGGCAGCCCACTGATCGCCTTACGCTGCTTGAAGCTCGCGTTACAGCGCTTGAGGGCCCATGACGACGAAGCGCGAACAGATCCTCGACGCGATCGTTGCATCGCTTGCTGGCACCGTCAGCGTCGGCAATAGGATCTACCGCAGCCGCGTTGAGCCTTTCGCCAGGGGCGAGAGCCCAGCGATCGTTGTTGAGCCGGTGAACGACACAGCGGTTCAGACCACGGCACTGCCCACGCTTGATTGGAGTTTGACGGTGCGCGTCGCCATCATCGTTCGCGGCAATGCGCCAGATCAGCTGGCTGATCCGATCGTTGAAAGCGCACACTCAAGGGTGATGGCTGATCTGACGCTGGGAGGTTATGCGTTTGATGTGCGGCCTGAAAGCGTATCGTTTGAGCTGCTGGAAGCCGATCAGCCGGCTGGTGTGATCAGTCTGGATTATTTAGTTCGGTATCGAACGAGCATCACCGATCTGGCAATTTCTTGATGGCTACGATGGTTCAGACCCCGGCGATCAGAGCCGGCCTGCACCTTATGGAACTGAGCGATGGCTCTGACACGTAAAGGCCTGATTGTCGCGGCCAAAGAAACCACCTACGGCACCGACGCCACACCAGGCGGCGCTGACGCGATCAAGGTGATCAACATCAGCATCACCCCCCTGCAGTCTGATGTGGTCAGCCGCCAGATCATTCGGCCATTCCTCGGAAACCCTGAGCAGCTGCTGGCAAATCAGCGCGTCGAGCTGACGTTTGAGGTTGAGCTGGTTGGATCCGGCACTGCAGGCACTGCACCGGCTTATGGCCTTCTGCTGGAGGCCTGCGGCTTTGATGTGACCACCGTGGCGGGCACCAGCGTCACCTACACGCCTCTAAGCGCATCTTTCCCGTCTGCCACCATCTACTACTTCAACGACAACATCCGCCACAAGCTGACAGGTGCACGCGGTAGCTTCAGCCTGAACACTGAAGTGGGCCAGATCCCGACGATCAGCTTCACCTTCATGGGCATCTACAACGCCCCTGGCGATTCGAGCCCACCGAGCACCACCTACAACGACCAAGCCGATCCTGTGATCTTCAAGGCTGGCAACACGTCAGGTTTCCAGCTGTTCAGCTATGCCGGCTGCCTGCAGTCTGTGACCATGGATCTGGCCAACGAGATGGTCTACCGCGAGCTGATTGGATGCACCAAAGAGGTGCTGATCACAAACCGTGCCCCTAGCGGAACCGTCGTCATTGAGGCGCCAGACATCGCTGACCATGATTACTTCGCTGATGCCATCGGCGGCGATACCGGAAACCTTGTTTTCCAGCATGGCCAAACCGCAGGCAACATCGTCACATTCACATCAGCGCAAACTGATCTAGGCTCGCCAACCTACAGCGACCAAGACGGCGTGCAGATGCTGAACTTGCCCTTTATTGCAACTCCTACAGATGCGGGCAATGATGAGCTGGAGATCGCTTTTACCTGATGGCGTTTGTTCTGAAGCAAGATGATCGGTTCACTTGGCCGATTAGCTTCGATGTGCCGGTCGATGGTGGCCGGCACCAGCGTCAAAGCTTTGATGGGGAGTTTGTTCGCGTAAGCCAAAGCCGGCTGCGCGAGCTGGGTGAGGCTGTTCAGAACGAAGAAACCAGCGACCAGGACATCGCCCGTGAGGTGTTGGTGGGCTGGTCTGGCATCACTGACGATGATGGCGAAGAAGTGCCGTTCAGCAAAGCTTCGCTCGATCGCCTGCTCGACATCCCGATGCTCGCAACTGCGATCGTCACCACCTATTTCAAGAGCCTGCAGGGAGCAAAGGCAAAAAACTGACGGAGGCCGCTGAGCATTGGGCAGCCGGCGGCGTTGATGATCGCACCCAGGAAGACGCTGCCGCTTTGGGCGTGGCTCTACCGGCCAGCAACGATGCAAAGCACTTTGAGGTGCTGCCCGAAAACTGGGATTCTGTGCAGCTGTTCATCCGATGCCAGACTCAATGGCGAACTGGTATGGCAGGCCTTATTGGTTTGGACTATGGCGCTGTGCAGTGGCTCCTTAGACTTTACGAAGTAGAAGACCAGCGCTCTGTTCTGGAGGATCTGCAGATCATGGAAGCGGCGGTTTTGACTTTGATTGCAAAGCGAGGCAAGTAGATGGCTTTAAATCTCGACGCTTTGCTCCGCATCAAGGCGGACGTGCAAGGAGAAAACAACATCCGCAGGCTGGGCAACTCCATGCAAGGAGTCGCTGGCCAAGTCAAAAACCTTCAAAACGCTGTTAGCGGCTTGAATGCATCGTTCAAAGCGCTTGGGGGCGCTTTGCTGGTTGGCGATGCTGCCCGCCGTTATTTCAAAGGCTTTGACGAAGCCCAAAAGGCATCCGCTGCTGTTCGTACCCTTGGCGTTGATAGCAAGGCCCTTGAGCGTCAATTGCTTGGCGTCAGCAATCGACTGGGTGGGCTGTTCTCGCAAACTCAATTGCTCACAGCTGCTTATGACGTAGCCAGCGCTGGGTTTTCCAATGCTGCCGACAACGCCAAGATCTTAGAGGCGGCAGCCAAAGGCGCCACTGGCGGATTGTCCGACATCAACACAGTTGGCAATGCAGCGACTTCAGTCCTCAATGCTTATGGCCTATCAGCAGACAAGGCGGCAAAGCTGATCGATGGCTTCATCCAGACGCAGAATGACGGCAAAATCGTTGTCGATCAATACGCAAAACAGATCGGCAACATCGCGCCAACAGCAGCAGCCGCCGGCATCTCGATTGAAGAGCTAAACGCAGCGATCTCAACGGTGACCGCCACTGGCGTGCCTGTTGAGGCGACCTTTACTGGCCTGCGGCAAGCGATCGTTTCAATCCTGAAGCCATCGTCTGAAGCGCAAAAGCTTGCGGCAAGCCTTGGCATTGACTTCAACGAAGCAGCGCTGCGTTCCAAAGGTTTTGCTGGCGTTCTCACAGAAGTGGCGGCCAAAACAAAAGGCAGCACCACGGCGCTCACGACATTGTTCGGCAGCGTTGAGGCTGTATCGGCCCTTCTGCCGATCACA